AAGGCCGCCAACTCCACCTTCAACACGGTCGAGGGCCTGGGCGAATCGCTGAAGTACGCCGGCCCGGTGGCCAAGTCGCTTGGCATGTCGCTGGAGGACACGGCGGCCGTCCTGGGCGTGCTGGGCAACGTCGGCATCCAAGGAAGCGAGGCGGGCACCGCCCTGCGGCGGTTGTCCGTTATTGCGGCCGGGGCGGGCAAAGAACTGGAAGCCATTTTTGGCGTCACCAACACGGACGCCGCCGGCAACCTGAAGCCGTTGGTCGACATTCTGGACGAGATCAACACCGTGACGGCGAACATGCCCGTCGCCGAGCGGACGGCCAAGATGGCCGACGCTTTTGGCCTGTTGGGGATCACGTCGGCCAACGTGCTTTCGCAGACTGCCGGGGGCGTCCGCGGGCTGGCCGAGCAGTTGCAGAACGCCGAAGGCACCGCCGCTCGCACCGCCAAGGAAATGGACGCCGGCCTCGGCGGGGCCATGCGGATCGCCCTGTCGGCGATCGAGGGCACGGCCTTGGCGATCGGTGACGCGCTGGCCCCGTCGCTCCAGTTCCTGGTCGAAGGCATCGGCCACGCCGCGAGTACGCTGACCACGTTCATCAAAAACAATCAGGAGATGGTGGTCGGGGTGGCGAAGGGGATCGCCACGTTCGCCGGAATCTCGGCGGCCATCCTCGGCATGGGCGTGGCCCTGTCGGCGGTGGCCGCGGCCTTCGGCCTCGTCCTGTCGCCCATTGGCCTGATCGTCGGCGGCGTCGTCGCCCTGGTCACCGCCGTCAACCAGGCGACCGGCGTGCTCGGCCAACTGGCCGGGATCGCGTCCACGGCATTCGCCGGGATCTACGACGCCTTGGCTGCCGGTGACCTCGGCCTGGCCATGGAAATCATGTGGGCGGGCGTCCAGGCGGCGTTGATCCGCGGCGTCAACTCTGTGATGGGAACCGTCGACGGTGTGACTGCGTTTTTGCAGAACACGTTCACGTTCATGTCGACAACGGTCCTCAACATCTGGGACAGCATGGTCAGCGGCATTTCACAAATGCTGGTCATCGACGCCGCGCTGATCCTGGGCGTGGTCGACAACATCGTCAACGGCGTGATGGCGGCGTTTGACGCGATGGTGGCTGCGGTCAAAAAGTCTTGGAACTGGGTCCAGTCGTTTATCGTCAAGGGCTACGACCTGGCGGAAGAGAACCGCAAGGTGGACAGCGAGATGACGGCCCGGGCCCAGGCGCGGCAGCAGGCCCGCCCCGGCGTGGGCGGCCGGATGGAGCAGGCCGCCGAAACCAACCGCACTACGGCGGCGATTACCCAGCGGCAGATCGACAGCCGCAACGCAGCCGCCGAGGCAGCCGCCCAAGGCCGCCTGGACGAAAACGCCCGCCTGGCCGCTGCAAGAGAGGCTGACGCCACGGCCCTCGAGGGCCGCGTGGGCGAGCTGCGGCAGACGGCTGCCGACCGCCGGGCCGTGTCGGGCCAGGTCGGCGACCTCGACTCCGCCCTTGGCAGCGCGACCAGCATGGAGCAGCTGCAGCAGCTGGCCGGCACGTTCCGCGAGCTGCGGGACAGCGGCAAGCTGTCGGCTGAGCAGCTCGACCGGCTGGAGACCTCGCTCGACGCCGCCTCCGAGCGGGTCATGGAGGCCGGGCTGGGCGACCGGCCCACGCAGCAGGCCGCCGCCGCCGGGGCCGCCGCCGCGCAAGCCCAGACCGCCGCCACGGCCGCCGAGGTGGTCGGCACCTTCTCCGGCGCCGCCCTCGGCCAGATGGGCTTCGGCACCAACCTCGCCCAGAAGCAGCTCGACGTAATGAAGGCGATCGAACAGAACACCCGCGACCCGATGGCCGGCCTCGTCGCCGACTGACACATGCCCACGTACACCTGGATCGAAGACAACTCGTCGCGCGGGGCCACGATCCACCGGCTGGGCCGCAAGGCCACCAGCACCTACCGCAAGTCGTGGAAGATCTTCGGCAGCACTGACGACTCGGCCGTCCATGCGGACGTCAACCAGACGCTGTGGCAGAGCTACATGTTCTGGGAGTTCCCGGGGCAGCCACAGAACCGGCTCCAGGCCGAGAGCTACACGCTCGAGTACTTGGGCGACCAGGCCTGGCAGCTCGAGGTCTCCTACAGCAAGGAAGGCGGGGAGAGCGAAGAGCAGCGCGACCCGATGAAGCGGTCGCGATCCTTCGACACCGGCGGCGGCACGCAGCACGTCACGCAGGCGATCGGGTCGGACGCCTTCCCCAACGGCGAGCAGCGGTTCCACACGGGCTCGCCGGCCGCGCCCGACATGTTCGGGGCGATCGGGGTGGACGGCGACAGCGTCAACGGCGTGGATATCATCATCCCGCAGCTCACCTGGACCGAGAGCTACGACGTCCCGAATCAGTACGTTTCCACCAACTACATCAAGACCGTGTCGTCGCTAACCGGCACCGTCAACAACGCCGCGTTCCGCACGTTCGCCGCCGGCGAGGTGCTCTTCGCCGGGGCCTCGGGATCGCAGCAGTGGGATTCCGACAAAGGCGACGGGCCGTGGAATCTCTCGTACAAGTTCATCGCCTCGCCCAACCAGGGCTCAGGCAAGACGCTGCCGGCAATCACGGTCGGGGCAGTCACCAATGTCGAGAAAGACGGGCACGACTACCTGTGGGTCAGGTACGAGGACTCCGTGGCGAACGACACGCTCTTCAAGCAGCCCAAGTTTGTCTACGTCAACAAGGTGTACCGCCGGGCGGATTTCTCACAACTCGGCCTGGGGGTGTCGTGATGGGGAACGGCCGCGTCAACCCGGGACAGAAACTCACCACGGCGTTTTCGGCCCGGGCCTGGAACCGCGCCCAGGATGCCGCCGACATCGTGCTCGGGGATCGCGGCGGGCTGGCGGAGGCTGCGGGCGGCCGCACGACCCGGGCCGTCAACATCATTCGCGTCCGCAACGCCACCGCCCACGATGTGCCGATCCATGGCGTGCTTCAGTTCACATCGCCCGTAATCTCGCCCATTGGTGGCCAGTTAACTGCGACGGGGTCGGCTGCGGCCGCTGCAAAGCAGTTCAACGAGTCGGTCGTGATGAGGGCCGTCGTGCCGGTCGCAAACACGAGCCTCCTGTGCATCACGCTTGAGCCAATCGCCTCCCTGGCGTTGGGCCGCGTCGCCGTGGCGGGCGTGATCGCGTGCAAGGTCAAGCTGCCGACCTCGGGGACGTTCTTCTATGCGATCACGCGGCAGGGCGACTACACGCAGCTGCTGGCGGCCTCGTGCGGCCCGGTCAGGCTGCTGTGGCACGAGCCCGGGCCGGGCGACGACAAGTGGGCGTTGGCGCTGCTGTCATGACGCACGCAAACTGCGGGTGTTGCTGCGACAACTCGTTTCCGCTGATCGGCCCGACCGGCCCGACAGGCGCTTTTTTTCAGTGGCTCAACGCTACGGGCCTGCTGGATGCCGGGCCGCTGGCCCCGCAGCAGTTCAGCGGGCAGGGCTTCGAGACCTACTGGCCGTCGACGACGACGATCGGCGACGCGGCCCGGCCGACCGCGGCGGCCGAGCAGATCGCACGGGCCGGCACGGTGGAGTTCCCCGAGTTTCACGGCGACGTCGTGTTCGTCAAAACCGCGACCAGCGCCACCAGACCGCTACTCTTTCCCGACGCTTGGCGGGCGAGCACGATGATCAACCCGCCGGCCGAAGGCGCCACGATCACCGTGGAGCTGGGTCAGCACACCGCGTCCAACGGCGGGGCGCTCGTGACCGGCCCGACGTTTGCGGTGGCGAAAACGCTGACGCTCGACGGCGTGCAGATGCCGCTGCAGGGTGTGGGCTGGCCGAATGGCACGACGGGGGTTCCGTCGCTCGAGCTGCACCGCACCAGGCTGGCCGACGACCTGGACTTCCTGACCGCGACCGACGGGCGGAATGTCGCCGGCACGCTTTTCGGTCGAACTCGGACGCCGGACGGGGCTTTTGAGTTTTTTCGGTATCGCGTGGCCACCGGTCCCAACGCAGGCATCGTCGCAGAAGAGGCTGCAGAAAACGTACCACTCGTCGCTTACGTCAACCGGCTGGACTGCCGGGTAGTGGTCGAGCGGGACGGCGTGGTGGTGGCCGACCGGGTGCGGCCCACCGGGACGCAATACGATGCGGACACCGCGGCCGACGGCGCGTATGTCGTCAGCAAGTATTTTTCCCGCGAGTACGACGACCCCAACAAAATCCTGCTGTGGCCGACGCGGCCCGAGCGGATCGTCTATTCGTTCGCCAAGGACACCACGCCGCAAAAGTTTGGCATCTCGGCTCCCAACGACCGGTATTACGACGAGTCGTATGCGTCGGTCGGCGTGGGCACCGCAGGCGTGTTGCAATCGCGGACGTATCTGTATGCGACCAAGCCTTACCGCCGGTTCGAGGCCGGCGCGCTACCGTCGTATGCCGACGAGTCGGTTCCCGGCGCCGCCGTCAGGCCGAGCAGGCTGACGGAAGTCAACATTACTCAGTACGGCCTCCTGCTGTCGCCCCCGGGTCAAAACGATCACACCAGCATGACGCTCGGCGGCGACGTCGTGACCGGCAGCGGCCTCTCGACGCAATACGTCGACGACTTCGGCCAACTGCCTGCCTCGCTGCCGGTCGTGCCGTTTCGGGCGTTTCCGGTGCCCAGCGGCGGCAAGGGGCCGCGGCCCGTGCTCGAGCATCCGGCCGCAATGGTGCGGGAGCCGTATCGCCCGCTGTCGCAGGCCGAGCGGGTCAGCAGCGTCGGCCTGACCTTCTCCGAGCCGATCGTGGTCACCGGCGTCAACGCCGGCCAGGTGCAGCTGCACGTTGACGGCGTCAGCCAACCGGGCTGCACGATCGCCGCAGTGACCGGCAGCCAGCAACAGTTCACGATCGGCGTGCCAACCGGCCCGCAGACGGAGGGGGCGTTCTGCATCCTGACCTACGACCCCGCCGGCGAGGTCGTGTCGGACACCGCCGATCAACGGCCGGCCCAGCTGGCCGCCCGCACCTCGTGGATGATGCAGAAGCCGTACAAGCAAGACCTGTTCGTGGCAACGGGCATCCGAGTCTGGCCGATCGGCAGGCTGGCCAGCCTGTCGGCCACCGGGCCGATCGGGCCGGACGCCAGGCCGCTCAAGATCGCGCTGACGGCCGCGGCCCACATCTCCAAGAACGATTTTGGCACGGTCACGCATCGTCCGTCGCAGGATTTGTTTTCACCGCAGATGCCGTACGACGCCACGGGCCCGCTCACGCAGGGTCCGCAGGACTGCAGCTATTACGGGATGCGCACGACCATTTTCCCCTGTCCGCCCACGGGAATGGCGTGCCCGATGCCGCGCGGCCCGCAGCCGCACAACGCCGCGTTTCGCCACGGCCGCGGAGCCGGCAACATCGTGGTCACGTTGAGCAACGCCGCCTTCGGACGTTACAGCCCGCTCACGTTCACCCCGACCCGCAACGGCGATCTGCTGCCGCAGGGCAGCTGGGCGGTGACCAAGGAGCTCCCGGGCCCGGTGCTGCTGAGCGAACAACGGTATGGCGGCAACGCCGACAACTACCATTTCCAATCGCTGTATCGGGACAACGCCCGGCTGGAGGGCACGTTCACGGCAATCCGAAACGTCACCGAATACCCCGCTCTCGGGCAAGCGTTTCCCTGGAATCTGGAAATGGCGATGACGCTGACGGTTGTCGAAAACTATTCGCTGACCACCGGGACGGTCGGAGCCCCGACAGGCCCACCGCTGCCGACCACCAGTCCGGCGCCGGCCGTCTACGGCCCGCTGACCGAGTTTTACGCCGCACTCACGCCCGTCGAGGAGCAGGCGGGAACGGTCGTCAGGGATCACACGGAATACGGCTTTGGCAGCTCCGACACTTTGTTCCTGCCTTTCCGGCCTGCCCCGACCGGCTCCAGGTTTCTGGGCACCGTCCAGGTCGATTTCTGACCGACCCCCTCCGCTCCCGGGCTGATCTGGCCCAAAATGCGGGCGAAAACGGCATTTGCGTTTTCGACCTTGTCTGCAAACTGGAAGCGGAGGCACGGATGGCCCGGCAGCGCAGACAGCGGACGGTGGAGATCAACGGCCAGCGGTGGACGATCCGCCCGGCAAAGCTGCGTGGTGCCTACGGCGACTGCAACTACGAAACCAAGACGATTCGCATCCACCACACCCTGGCCGGGGCCGAGCTGATGGACACGCTGCTCCACGAGCTGATTCACGCCCGCTGGCCGGATCTCATGGAGTCGAGCGTGGAGGAGTTCGCCAACACGATGGCCGCCGTGTTGACGGACCAAGGATTCTGTCGGCTGGCCGATCTGGACGTGTGATGCAGAAGACCCGCGACATCCTGGCCGAGCTGAAGACCGAGATCCCGGCCATGCCGAGCAACAACCGGCCCTGGTGGGAGCGTGCCCCGCGCGAGCATGCCGCCACGCTCGCCGCCATTCACGCAGCCTGGCACCGCGGCGAACTGGGCAGCCGCAAGAGCACGGCCGCCCGTGCGATTGCGTCCAAGCTCCAGACACTCGACATCACCATCGGATCGCAAGGAGTGCTGGCATGGCTAAGGCTGCCGCCGCAATCGTAGATGACATCGCCGGCCAGGTGGCCACCGAGCAGCAGCTCCAGGCCGACGCCGACCTCGCGCGGCTGCGGAGCGAGCTGGCCACGGTCAAGGTCCGCTACAGGGCGGCGCTTGCCCAGATCGACCGCGAGCGGGAGCGGGCCGACGCCATCGCCGGCTTAGCCGGGATCAAGGCCAAGGCCGCCACCCCGGGCCGCCTGACCAAATCCGTCAAAGGGGCCGCGACCGTGATCGTGGCCCTGTCGGACTGGCACGTCGAGGAGCGAGTGGACCCGGCGACGGTCAACGGGCTCAACGACTACGACCTCGACGTGGCCGACAAGCGGATCGCCGAGTTGTCGGAGCGGTTCGCCACGCTGCTCGAGCATCAGCGGCAACTCGTCAAGGTGCCGCGCGTGGTCGTGTGGCTGGGCGGCGATTTCCTGAGCGGCCATATCCACCCCGACACCGCCGAGCTGGCCCAACTGCCCCCCCTGGCCGCCACCCGCTGGGCCGGCGAGCGGATCCGCGGGTTTCTCGACATGGTGGCCGAGATGGCCGACGAGGTGGTCGTGGCGACCAACAGCGGCAACCACGGGCGATCGACGGAGAAGCTGCGCATCGGCACCGAGTTGGACCACTCGTTTGAGCAGCACCTCTACCTCACGCTGGCCGGCCAGGAGGCCCGCAAGAACGTCCGCTGGCAAGTGGGCGAGGGCTATCTCAACGTGGTGGATCTCGACGGGTTCCGGGTTCGGTTTCACCACGGCCACGCCGTCTCTTATGGCGGGGGCGTCGGCGGGATCACGATCCCCACGAACAAGGCGATCGCCGCCTGGGACAAGATCGATCGGGCCGACCTGACGGTCTTCGGCCATTGGCACCAGTTCTCCTGGCTGCGGGCGGGCCGCTACGTCTCCAACGGCAGCGTCATCGGCCACTCGGCCTACGCCACCCGGATCAAGGCCTCCTACGAGCCGCCGTGCCAAGCGTTCATCACGGTGGATCACAAGCGCGGCGAGGTCACCGACGCCAAGCCGATCTTCTGCGACCGCGACCTCCAAGCGAAGCGCGGAGCATGATCCTCACCGACGACCACCTGGCGGAGATCCGACTCCGCAAGAACCGTTTCATGGGCCAATGGACCGGCACCGCCGGATCGTTGGCCGCCGACTGTCACCACCTCATGGAGGACCGCAAAGAGATGGCCGCCACAATCGAACAACTAGCACAGGACAACGCCGATCTTCGCCGGGCGGTGGAGGAGCGGTTGGCCGGGGGATGCTGCGACGGCGGTCAATGCCACCCGCAGGAGATCGCCGACGAGCCGGCCACGATCCCCGTCGATTGGATCCTCCGCGGCGAGGCGGCGCTCAAGGCCGAGCCGCGGCTGCGGGGCGACAGCCTGCTCGAGGCCGAGCCCGACGAAGACTCCCCGCCCGCCGAGCGGCTGCTGCTCCAGGCCCTCGAGGTGATCCGCGACCGCCGGCCGAAGTACGGCGGCCCCAAGCAGCATTTCCGCCGGACCGTCGGGATGATCAACGCCGCCTTCAGTGAGATCCTCAAGCGGCCGCTGACCGAGGCCGACTGGGCCGTCATCATGACGCTCGACAAGGTGGCCCGGTATATGGGGCCGAGCAAGACCGCCGACGGGCCGATCGACCTGGCCGGCTATGCCGCCTGCCTCGCCGAGGTCGAGGCACCATAGCCCCTGCGACTCGCCGCCGTAGTTCCGTACCGTGGCGGCATGATCGCAGACGCGCATTTCCGCTCGATCGGCGGCCGGCGGGAGCCGATTGCGGGCCCGTCGGATTCGACGTCGCTGGCCAAGGCCTTCACGCCCGCCCAGGAGTTCTGGGGCAAGAAGACCTCGCGCGAGCCCGACCCCAGCTCGCGGGCCGCCGTGGAGTTGGCCGCCTTCCGGCTCGGCGTCAAGCCAGCCACCCTCGCCAAGGCGATCGCGATGGGGGTGTTCGATGGCTGACAGCCTCACCGATGTCCTCGCGGGCACGATCCGCACGGTCATGATCTGGAACCGGACCGACACGCAGGAAATCGGATCCTATGCCAACGCCAAAACGGTGGTGACCGACTACCGGCTGGAGGACGGCAGCGCGGCCGGTCAGGCAGACACCGTGTTCGCCGACGTGCGGACGGTGCCGGCCGGCACGATGGAGGAGTTCGACCTCAAGTCGCTGACGCAGACCACGCTGAACACGTCGATCCCGTTCGTGTTCAACCAGGTGCGGTGCATCAAGATCCGCAACACCTCGACGGTCTCGGGCCGCCGGCTGTTGATCGGCGTCTCCCCGTCGGCCCCGACCTCCGTCTACGCCGCCGAGATCGGGCCGGGCAGCGAGTGGTTTGCCATCAACTACCAGGACGCCTGGGAGGTGACGGACGACAACCGCACGTTTCGGCTCTCCAACCCGTCGGCAAGCCCGGTCACCTACGAGCTCTACGTCTTTGGCACTGCGGTGAGCCCCTGATGTCGTTTTCGCTGTCTGGACAAGTTCGGCTCGTGCCCGTGGTCACCGACACGCTGGCCACGACCACGCTCACCGACACGGTGACGATCCAGCAGGCTTTGAGCCTGTCCAACGGCACCGGCCCGGCCCAGGCCGACGGCTACTGGCGAGACGTGCGGACCGTCACCGGCACCGGCACCGACGTGGTCAACCTGGGCTCGCTGCCGGTCAACGTGTTCGGCGGCTCGAGCACGCTCTCGCTCGGCAGCCTGCGGCTGATCTACCTCCGCAACCGGGACGCCACCGGCACGCTCCTGTACTCGATCGGGGGCGGGGCGGCCAAGACGGCCCTGCCGCCCGGCGGCGTGTTTCTCTGGTCGGCCCCGACCGCCGGCCCGACCGGCCCCTGGCTCGACGGGCCGACCGGGATCTCCGTCCAGAACCTGGCCACGGGCCCGGTGCCATACGAAGTCGTCATCGCAGGAGTGAAGACATGATCGCAGAAGCGCCCCTTGCCGCCGGCAGCCAGTTCACCGACGTGGTGAACGCCGCCCGGGCCTACATCACGACCGCGAAGGTCGCCGCCCGCGACGGTCTGACGTGGGTGGAGTTCGGCGAGTTGCTCGTCGGCCTTCTGCGGCTCTGCACCTACACCGTGGACGTGCTCAACGTCCCGGGGGCGAGCAAGAAGGCCGCCGTGCTCGAGGCCGCCGCGGCCCTTTTCGACGCCTTGGCCCCGATGGCTGTGCCCGTCGTGGCCTACCCATTCTGGTTGATCGTTCGCCCCGCCGTCCGTGCCCTGGTGCTCGCGATCGCGAGCGGGGCGATCGAGCAGCTGCTGCCAGTTGTGAGGAGCAACCCATGACGACTCTCGCGCTGATCATCGCCGCGGCCCTGATCCTGGGGCACCGGGAGCTGCTGGCCTGGGGGCAGGCGCTCGCCGCCCGCATGCCGAAGATCGAGATCACCCGCACGCAAATGGCCGCTGCAACGCTGCTGATCGCCGCCGTGGTCTCGTGGCACTGGGGGCAGGCGGTCACACCCGCGCCGCCGTCCCCGCCCCCGGCCGGGCCGCTCGACCTGGCCGGCCTCTTCGCCGGCCAGCACGGGGCGGAGGACGCCGCCGTGGTGGCGGCCCTGACAGCCGAGCTGGCCGACGAGATCGAGTGGGACGGCAAGCAGGCCGAGCCGATCCTGAAGACCGGCGTGGCAGTAGACGACCTCCGGCGGCGGGCCCGCGAGCTGCGGTGCCGCGGCGTGTCGATCGGCCAACGGCAGCCGGCCGCCCGGGACGCGATCGCCCAGCACCTCGACCAGGCGGTCGGCACCGAAGGCGGTCCGCTGGACACTGACAAGCGGGTGGCGTGGGTGAAGGCGATGCGCGAGATCTCGGAGGCGGCCGCCAATGTCACGCGATGACGAGAAGATCCTGACCCGCATCCTGACGCTCGTCGTCGCCGGCCTGCTCACGGCGGTGGCGGCCCGCTACGTCCACCGGGCCCTCGATCGGGTCGAGACGGCCAACTTCGGCTACACGCCCAATCCGGCCGGGGTCCGCGAGTTCCTGGCCGAGCTGCCGAGGCCCTTCTTCGCCGACGCCGCGCCCGAGGCCATGGCCAAGGCCGAGCGGAAAGATACGTTCCTGTATCGCTCGATGGACCGCGCCCACCGGGCTCGGTACGGCAAGCCGTTCACGGCGTGGAAACAGGGCATCGGCGATTGTGTCAGTTTCGGCGCGGCCGGGGCCGTGTACTGCTCCGAAGCGATCTCGTGGGATCTCGGCCAGATGGCCGAGCCGCCGCTGCTGCCGAGCACCGAGGCGATTTACGGCGGCTCGCGCGTCGAGGCCCGGGGCAAGGACGGCAGGGGCACCTCGGCCGTGGGCGGCTGGTCCGACGGATCTTACGGCGGTGCCGCAGCCCGCTGGGTCCGCGACTGGGGCGTGGTCTACCGGCAGCCCTTCCCCGAGCTGGGCTACGACCTCACCACCTACTCCGCCGAGCGGGCTAAGCAGTGGGGAGCCTACGGCGCTGGCGGCCAGGGCGACAACGGCCGGCTTGACCAACTCGCGAAGGCTCACCCCGCCCGGTACGTCGTCGCCATTCGCACCTGGGAAGAGCTGGTCGCCGCCGTGACATCGGGCTTCCCTGTGACCATCGCCTCGTCGCAGGGATTCGCCAACCGCACCGACGAGTCGGGCGTGCTCCCCGCCTCGGGGACGTGGATGCACCAGATGTGCATCGTAGGGATCCGCTTTGCTGACCAGGCCCCCAAGGGCGTCCGCAAGGTGGACGCGGCCCTCGTGCTCAACAGCTGGGGCACGAAGTGGATCTCGTATGCCGGCAAGTATCCGGCCGACCAGCCCGACGGGTCATTTTGGGCCACGCGCCCGGTGATCGAGGGCATTCTCCGACAAGACGATTCGTATGCGATTGGGGACGTCAAGACGGGCTTCAAGTGGAGGAAGATTCACCATGGCAACTGGCTCGACCAACCCGCCCAGTGACGCCCAGCGTCCGTGGGACAAGCGTCTGATTGCGGCCGGGGCTCTGCTCTTCGCGCTGGGCTGGTTCGTCGGCCAGGGCAACGGCACTCCGCTCAACCCGTTCGTGCCGGCCAAGCCTGAGCGGCCGGTGTTGGCGGCGATCGCCAAGCTGGCCAAGGCGGCCATGTGGATTCTGGTGGCCGAGCCGGTGCCAGACGACCTGCCGCCGGAAGACCGGCTGGCCCAGATTGGACGCAACCAAATCAACCACAGGGAGGGCTGGTGATGTTTTCGATTCTCGGCTGGATCATCACGGGCTGGATTGCCGGCTCGGTCGCGGAGTGGTTTGTGCCGCACGACAAGCCGACGCCCGGCTGGCAGACGATCGCCACCGGCGTGGCCGGCTCGATTGTCGGCGGCATGGTCTACGCCACGCTCCACGGCAGCGGCTACTCGCCGGCCGGGATCGTGTGGTCGATTGGCGGGGCTGTGATCTGCCTGTTCGGGTACCGGTGGTACATCACGCAGGGGGGCTGACCATGGACTGGCTGTACCGGATGATCGTGGCGTTTCTCGTCTGGCTGTCGGCCGAGCCGCAGGCGGTGGACCTCGAGCGGCCCCGGGCCGCGGCGGCCGTGCATGCCGCAATGGCCAGCCTGGCCACGGCGGCCCCGAAGCCCCCCGAGCCCCCGCCCCTGCCGACGCCGCCGGACCCGAAGCCTGACCGCTGCTGCGGCGAGTGTGGCGGCAGGGGCTATTTGGTGATGCCTGACGGGCATCGGGTGGCTTGTCCGTGCCCGGCCGACTGCCCCTGCAAGAAGGCGAAGCCTTGCAAAGACGGCAACTGCCCCACCCCCGGGGCATCGCCCGCGACAGTTTCACCGGCCGGGCCTGCGGGCGGGAGGTGACGGTGGGCGATGCCTCGGCGGTGGATACCCCGCTCTCCGATCTGCGTGACGAGGTGCGGCGTCGGCTTGGCCACCAGGCCGCAGGGCTGGCCGAGGCCTGCGACGAGGTGACCACGACCGTGGCCTACTTCTGGCCGCAGAAGTGGATGGCCCATGTGGCCCGCACCCACCTCGACCCGATGCCCGCCACGATCGTGGCCGTGGACGTGGTTGAGGCCAAGGTCCGCGAGGATCTGGAGGCCCGGTTCGGGACCGATGGAAACACCCTGCGGACGCTCGACCTGTTGGTCGGCTCGGTCGTGACCGAGTTTGCGGGCATGTGGTTCGCAGGTGCCGAGGAGCGGATCGCCATGCGGCGGGCGATGTGGCAGGCCCGGCAACGCTAGCCGGCCATGCCGGCCGCCACGATCCGCAACACGATAATCAGCAGCTCGATCCAGGCGTCGGCGTTCATGGTTTGGCCCTCCTTGGCCGTTGGTTGTCAGGTGACAACAGGGCTATCGGCCGTTGTCAGATGACAACTTGAGCGCGTCCGCCCGGTGGACGAACAGCAGGCCGTCGATCACGACCGACCGGACGCGGCCGTCCATGGCCAGCCGCCGCATGTATTGGCGGGACACGCCGGCCAGTTTGGCCGCGTTGGTGCAGGTGACGTAGTCGTCGGTGTCGATCCGCATGGGGGCGGATTGTACCGACGTCAGTCGTGGTGCCACCACTTGGCCACGCGCAGGCCGAGCAGCCACACGACGCCGGCAAATAGGGTCAGGCCGCCGTTGCCCATCATTGCGGCCTTGCCTGGCCCTTCGGACGTCTGGCCGGCCATGATCATCAGGCCGACGCCGAGGGCAAACGTCACCAATGCGAAGGGCTGCTGAACCTTGATCCTCTTCCTCGTCTGCTGAACCGTAACCTCTGCCATCGTGGTCTCCTCGGTTGCGGGGCGGTGCCCCTCGAATGGTGGACGATCCTACAATCACGCCGCCCCGGCATCCACCGCCCCCGGCGGCGGCTCGAGGTCGCCGGGCCAGATCCGGGGCAGCAGCTGCCACGGGGCCGGCTGCCCGGCCTGGGTGATCCGGGGGTCGAGGTATCGGCGGGTGACCTTTTCGCTGGAGTGTTGCAGGGCCTCCCGGGCGTCCCCGCCGGCCGCCCGCAGGTGGCTCGCAAACGACCGCCGCAAGGCATGGAACTGCACCTCCGGCCCGTCCCCCAGCCCCGCCCGGCGGGTGATCACCCGCCACCGCTCGCGGAGGGCCGTGTCGGACGCCGGCCAGAAGAACAAAGTCGGCTGATCGTGGCGGGACACTTGGTCGACCAGGTCGGCGACGTGGTCGGGCATCGCATAGGTGGCCGGCTTACGGCTGCCCTTGCGGGCCTCGGCCGGCACGGCCAGCCAGGGCCGCTGCCAGTCCTGCCGGCCCACCCGCAGCACGGCCGTGATCCGCTCGCCGCTGTAGAACAGCACCCCGAGCAGGGCCTGGAACCAGACCGGGGCCGGGATCGGGCCCACCCAGCCCCGGACCTTCCCGCAGGAGGCCCACAGGCGGGCGAGCTCGTCGGCGGTGAACGCCCGGGGCGTCTGCTCCGGGATCAGCTCCGGGGCCACCAGCGGCCGCAGCCGGACGAGGCCGCGGGCCTGGGCGAGATTCCAGAGGGCCAGCAGGCCCGACCGCTCCCGGGCCACGCTGTTGGGCGACAGGCGGGCGGCCCGTGCCGTGAGGAACTGACTCACGACCAGGTCGTCGAAGTCGGCGAGCGTGGCCGGCCGCTCGAGGTGGAGGCTGAACTGGCGGATCGCGTGGCGGAGCAGGCGGACGGACTCCGGCGACCGGCCGCGGAGTTTGAGCGGGACGTAAACGGTATCCAAAAACGTGTCGAGATTCATGGCGACCTCTCCCCCGAAGGTAGGTCGCATCCGTGCGGCGGGCCGCCGGGAAATCCGTGCGGCCGGCACCCTTGGTCCATTGGAGTGCCGCTGGCGCAGGTCGTGAGGATTGCACCCCCTAAACGGCTGGGGATCCTGTCCCCGCCATTCCTGAACCTTCGGATCCCGTCCGGGGATCCGAAGGTCAGGCGACCCGGCCAGCAGGAACCCTATGGCGGCCGGGGATCGAAAGGCAAGCCGGAGGGAGACGGCATGGCAACTACCAGACACCCAGGCGGCGCCCGGCGAACCCTCGAGCGATGCCTGCTCGGGCAGCGGATTGAGCAGCTGACGGACGCTCGCGGCTTCCACCTCGATGAAGTGGCCGCGGCCGCCGGCATCACCTACCCGACCCTGCACCGGATCTGCACCGGCAGGATCAAGTCTCCGAAGCTGGAGACCATCAAGGCGGTTGCCGAAGTGCTCGGCGTGAAAATCGACCGCCTCACCAAATAGGCCTGTTTTCGGCCATTTCGCCCGCGTAATAACTGCTGTTGACGCAGTTATTGCGTCCGCGTAATCTCTCGCCCGTGACGTCCATGACGGACGCCACCACGCAGGCTGGACGTACCAGCCGCGTGACGGAAGCACCAGGCGAGGACACGCCATGGCAGCCGCAGGACGCGGAGCAACCGGGCCGACCTCGCCTCAGACAGGAGGTCGTGATGAAGGTCAAGGTGACGGACGCTCAGATCAGGAGCTGGAGGCTGCGGGGCTACTCGCTCGCGCGCATCGCCTCGGCCTGCGGAACGACTACCTCCGAGATCTCGCGCCGGATACAGCGCATCTGGCAGGAACAGTACCGGCCGCCAATCGACGGCTGGGGCGACCCGCGGCCCGAGCAGATCAGGCAGCTCTGCGAAGAGATCCAGCGCGAGTGGTCCGAAAAGGAGCGCCAGAAGCGACACGTCGGACGCGCAAGAAGCTGGAGGCCGGTCGTCGTACCCGCCTCGATCCTGGCACTTGCCCGCGACTGAAACTGTGGCTTCACCGCGTGGCTCGGGTTCACGCTCACCTGTGCGCGATCATCCGCCTCTACGGCAACCCGTCGAAGGCCGGCGGACAGAGCAACCAGGGCGAGACCTACGCGGCCCGCGCGGCTCGCGGGGACCGCACGCTGCTCTACGACGCGATCGGCCTCTCGATGGACGAACTGGTCGAGATCAGGAACGAGATTCAAAAGGTGATCGACGCGGCCGTGCCGACCCAAGCGGCACCGGGCAGCGGCGACAAGGTGTCGGAGATGGCTCGCCGGGCGGAGCGGGGCGAGTCGCTGTTTGTTGATGGGGATGGACCCCGGTCTGGCGAGGGATCGCCGGGCGGCTGAGGGATTGGCAGTGGCCGGCCGGCGGCGAGGGATCGCAGCCGGCCGGACTTACACGGAGGTGCGCGTTGCTGGTGCTGTCGCGTCGAGTGGGTGAGTCGATCGTGATCCCGGACTGCCGGGTCGAGATCGTCGTGCATGAGATCACGGCCGGCATGGTGCGACTGGGGTTTAAGGCACCCAACGACGTCGACATCTACCGGGAGGAGATCTGGAAGGACATGTGTTTTCAGGATTGGAACCAGAGGAGGCCAAACGATGGCGCTGAAGATTGAACGAGGAATTCAGGCATCGCCCGTAGCGGCGGTGATCTACGGGGTCGAAAAGATTGGCAAGACGACGCTGGCCAGCCAGTTTCCTGGCGCTCTGATTCTCGACACCGAGAACGGCAGTAGGCGCATCGCCTGTGCCCGGGTGCGGATCACGAAGTGGCTCGACCTGTTGTCGAACATGCTCGACCTGGCCGGCGACCCGCAGGGGTTTCAGACGGTGGTCGTCGACAGCATCGACTGGGCCGAAATGCTGCTTCGGGCTCACCTGGAGACAAAGCTGGGAAAGCCGGTCGATGAGATGCCATACGGCCGTGGGTTTGGGATTCTCGCTGAAGCCTTTGACCAGCTGATCGACGCCGCCGACGGGCTGATCGCCAAGGGGCTCAACGTCGTGTTTGTCGGCCACAGCGAGGTCAAGCGCTGCACGCCGCCGGACATGGATGAGGGCTACGACCGCTTTGAAATAAAGCTGTCGAAGAAGGTCGCCCCGATCGTCAAGGAGTGGGCCGACTTGATCCTGTTCGTGAACTACAAGACGCGGCTGGCCGAGGGATCCGACGGCCGCAAGAAGGGCAGGGGCGGAAAGGAACGGATCATGTACGCCGAGCGGTCGGCGGCCTGGGACGCTGGCAACCGCTTTGGCCTGCCGGCCGAGATGCCCATGGACATCGCCCAGCTCGAGGCGGTGTTCAAGGTGCAGACGCTGGCCGACACGATCCGCGGCCACATCGCCGCGGCGACGGACGTCAAGCAGCTGGGCAAGTTCGGCGACCGGATCGACCAGCTGGTGAGCGAGGACAAGATCACCGCCGACGAGTGGTCGGCCCTGACCGACGCGATCGCCGCCCGCCACCAGGAGCTCGAGCCGGTGGAGGAGGTGGCCCATGAGTAAGCCGGCGTGGCACAGCACCTGGACGCGGATGCGGCGGATCGGCCGGCGGCGGTCGTGGATGACGTGGGGCGAGTTCACCGGCCTGCTGGCCACGCTCGGCGTGTCGCTGACCCCGTACCACGTCAAGCTCGCCACGCAGTCATGCCCGCCGGTGCGGATCCACGGGGCAAAGAGATACGAGGACCGGCACGTCCAGATGGCCGTGGGCTACGCCCGGGCCAAGGGCCTCGCCGCGCCCGCAGAGGAGGCCGCATCGTGAGCGAAACGAACGAGCAGCGGATGGCCCGGCTGGCCAATGAGGAGCGGAACATGGCCGCGATCAAGACGCTCTGCGAGGGCTACACGGCGGGCGGCATGTCCTACCGCTCGGCCATGGACCTGATCAGGGATCTGGTGGACGCAGACACGGCCCGCATCGTGCGGGTCGGGAACGAGAGGCACACCCCGGAGGTGACGACATGAGGTTTGACGATTTCTGGCTCGACGACGAGGGCGGGCAGCCCAGCGGCGACCTGCCGATGGCGACCGACGGCGAGCATGCCGCCGAGATCACGGACGCCAAGTTCAAGGATCTGAAGTTCATGGTGAAGCCCGAGAACCCGCAAGGCACGTCGCTGGTGCTGGCCGTGAACATCAACGGCTTCCGGCCGCTGGAGGCGATCATCCCGGCCCAGATGCGGTGGCTGATCGAGTCGGTCTGCCGGTCGGCCTCGGTCAACGTCCCGGTCAAGGGGCAGGACTGGGACTGCGAGCAGCTCGTCGGCCGGCAGGTGCGCGTCGAGACGGTGTTCGGGATCGCGAAGAGCGGACGCGAGTACGTCCGGGTGGACAAGTGG